TTATAATAAAGGAGTAGTTTACTTTATTCGCTATGCCTATTTGGGAAATTAGAGACGCAAACGGAAACGTACATTCTGTTGATCTCGAAAAAGCTAATCTTAAATCAGTTAATGATATTGAAGATTTAGTTAAAAATGAGTTTAAAAAATTTGATGAAAAGAAAAAGAAAAATTCTTCTCGTCCTACTTTAAGAGAAACTCAAGCAATGCAAGCAAGAAATAGAGGAGGTTACTAAAATGTCAGCTTATCTATGTTCGGACGATACTCTTAATGCATTGTCTACTTTCTACTATATGAAAAGTGGTAAAACAGATGATGAAAGAAAATCTAATGTGATTAGAGCGATTAGATCAGTTGAGAAAACTTCTTGGTACGAAAGAAACCACCCAAAAGGTGTCACCACTTTTGATCAAAGAATGGAACTTCACGCAAAATTTGATAAGTTTTGTGATGGTCTTTATGACATTTATTTCTTGCAATATTCTGACGGTGATTTTTTTAGAATGATCTTTGACATCTTATTAAGAGAAAATCAAAACTCTTTGATGGCTAGATATAACGATAAAGAATATGCTGAAAGACTTACTTATGTCCGCAGAATGTCCAACGTTGTTAATTATTGGGATAACAATAATCAATTAGGTTATTTAGTCGGAATTATTAACAATTATGATTATCAATCTTGCGAACATGATAATTATAAAAATTCTATGGGTTATGCAATCCTTGATCAAATAAAAGAATTGCTACTTAGAGAATTACAAATAGGTGAGATTTGGGATTTTGACGAAACCAAATTTATTAACGAGGGCAAATTATTTGAGGTACAAAGCCATGCATGAATTTTATTGTGATCATGTTGTCACCTATAAAATTACTTTTGATACTCACGAAGAGTTGAAAAAGTGGAAAGAAGAAGAAAGAAACTTAGGCGATATGGATATACAATGGACAGAAGATAAATGGGAAGATGGTGTTATTGATCTCTACGATTGTTAGCAAATCTTTCACATAATTAAACTTACGAGGTATTATTAATTTAATACCTCTTTTTTATTGGAAATGTCAGAAAAAGACTTAGAAAGAATTAAAAATATTTATGGCAAACGCAATCCAAAAACTCATATCGAACAGCGTTGTCAAAGACTTTATACAAGACAGTTAGTTTTACAACACGCACAAAGAGAAAGCATCTCCGAAAAAACAGCATGGGCAGATTGGAAAAGAGTAACCGAATGGAACTCGCAAGATTTGGAACGTGATAGAGCCGATATACTCTCTCGTTTACATTCCATGCGACAAAGATTGTTTAATGCAGCTTTGAAAAAAGGCCAACTGCAAACTGCACACATGATTTTAGATTCGCTAGGTCGAGCAAACGGAGAGAATCAAGAAGCACTAAATGTAAATATGCCACCTTCGTTAAACATTCAAATCGAAAGCCGAGAATAGCATTCAATTTTAAGCATCTGGTAAAGCCTAACTCGTATAATACAGGTGTACTACTTGACAAATCGACATGAGTTCGGCAGAGATCGAGCATTCAATTTTGCATTCAATTTTGCCACCAGCTGCAAATCGCATTCAATTTTTTGACATTCAATATTTTTACTTGACTTTTGCATTCAATTTTGCGGACCTGGACCCGCCCTGGTGGTTTACCTGGTCTTGTCCTGGTGTTTCCAGGCAAAAAAAAATGGGAGAGACCTGGACGTCTCTACCCATAGTTGCGTCAACCAACAAATAAACCTTTCTCAAGTTTATCATGACGAGGGTTTATCACTCCCTCTCCTATAGTATAGCAGTTATTTTTCTAATTGTGCAACCTTTTCTTCGAGAGTTTGTATTCTCGTTTCAAGTTTTTGAATTAGTGCTGCCGTATCCTGGAATAACCCGAAAGTCCCCTGGTGCGTTTGTTCCAGGCCTTTGGTTAATTCTCCCAGGTTCTCATATAAGAGCTTAACCGATAGAGCTTGTGGTATGAATACCTCGTCTACCAGCTTAAGGAGCCTTTCGTTCGTGACTTTTTCATTAGCGTCTAATGTTTCGAGAACTTTTTTAAAGTCTCTTTCGTTTGAGTTTGTCATAAGTTTAGAAATAAAAGGAGGCCGGAGCCTCCAGGTTTACAGTAGTTTGTCCTGCCAATCCTTCCAGGTTGCGTATGGTGAACTGATCACCGCACCCTGGCTTTTGCCCTGGTCTGTCCAGGTCTGATAGTATCCGACAGTATTGCCGTTTACATCTTTAAGTGGGAGCTGGCTTTCCTGGAGTTTGTCCAGGTATTCCAGGCGATCAGCCAGGAGGCGTAATATCCTGGCAACCTCGGTTCCTTCCTGGCAACTGAATGCCTGGTTTTCGGTGTTGATTTTGACTTTAAGCATGATAATAAAGTGAAAAAGGAAGGGAGCTAGGCTCCCAATTCCTTGATTTTGTCGTCAAGCTCTTTGATATTGAGCTTGTCATCAAAAAGGCTTATGTGATCTCCCGTGAGTGGTTCGCCTCGCAAGTTCTTTGCTTTGCGATACTCTCGGAAGTTCTTACAAGTCCTAGCAAGTTGGTAGCTCTCATAGTCGTTATCCAACCAAAGAGCTACGTTCCAAGTCTCGTAGTTAGTCCAACCGTTGTAGCTCATGGCCTAGTCTCCTCCCATGTGATGGAGGAGTAGTCTGTTATGGCGTCCCTTTGATGGGAGCCAAACATACCAAGAATCAAAATTAGAATTGACATAAACGCCAAATAACCTAGTGTGAATTTCATAGCTTTAAGAATAAAGTTCAATTAGTAAAAGCTCGTAAGCCTTGAGTCTAAGGTTAGGAGCTAGAGGAGACTCTAGGAAGAGTTGCTCCTCTATCTCGTCTAGCCTTGTCTCCATATAGGAATCAAGGAAGGGCATTGTCAATACCCTTCTTGTGAATCCTCGTAGGCCATCTCTTCGAGGTGGTCACGGTGATCTTGTGCTTCTTGTTGTAGGATCTCGTCAAGCTCCTCCATCTTGTCGGAGTCGTTAGTATCGACTCCTCTAGAAATGGCTTCATCTTGTACGAAGTGCTCCCACTCCGAGTAGCAAAGCGTTGGCTCGTTACCGACTATGTCGCCAAGTTGAGAAGAGGTCATGCTGTGACCTCCATTTCTTTGACTAAACGCTTAGCAAGTTTTTGTTTGTCCTCGTCCTTGGCGTTCCATCTAATGTAGCTTTCGATAGCCTCAGTTAATAGAGGTCGGAAAGCGTCAGAGCGAACGTCAAATTCGATCTTGTCGCCATCTACAAGAGTGACAGACAAGCCATAATCTGAAAGGTTAAGGCCTTGAATACCTGAAAAGGTATAAGTTGCTTTAGGTTGTGCCATAGCAGAAAATTTAATTAAGTTTTCTAGTTTCTGTAGACTTGGTTTCCCTTATCTACTCTTCTATTATAGCAGATGCTAGTATATATACAAGAGTAGTTTATACAATAGCGTGTATCATTTGTTACTAGGGGGTGTAGTTGCAGATTTTTTTTATTTTTGAGGGTAGGCAGGGAACCTGCTGATACAACACAGAATAAGTTGCTGTTATAGTAAAAGTGGTTATTATTTTTATATGGCAGTAGCAGAAGCATTAAATTTAAGATGGGCACAAGGGGAGGTGTTCAAAGCTGATGAAAGATTTAGGGTGTTAGTAGCTGGAAGAAGATTTGGTAAAAGCTATTTAAGTTGTGTTGAGTTATTAAAGGGTGCTATATCGAAGCCAGGGGAGACATATTTCTATTGTGCTCCTACATATCGAATGGCAAAGGACATTGCATGGAAAACATTGAAGAAGTTAGTACCAAAGCAATGGATCAAGTCTAAGAATGAGACAGATTTAAAGATTGAATTAGTAAATGAATCAACTATTGAGTTAAAGGGAACTGAAAACGCTATGGCATTGAGAGGTCGTAGCTTAAGTGGTGTAGTTTTAGACGAAGCTGCATTTATGGACAGAGAGGTATGGTCTGAAGTAATAAGACCTGCATTAGCTGATAAACAAGGTTGGGCATTATTCATCTCTACACCCGATGGAACGGCAAGTTGGTTTTACGATTTATGGTGTTATGTACCCGAAGATGAAAGTGGAGATTGGAAAAGGTGGAGTTTTACCACTATCGAGGGGGGTAATGTTCCGAAAGAAGAGGTTGAAGCAGCTAGGGGTCAGCTAGATAATCGTACATTTCGACAGGAATTTGAAGCGAGCTTTGAAAATCTTACGGGATTAGTGGCAGTTAGCTTTGATGATGAAAATATATCGTCCGAAGTGCAAGATTTACATATGTTACCGCTATATATGGGGGTGGATTTCAACGTAGACCCTCTTTGCGGGATATGTGCGGTCAAAAATAATGAAAATTTGTATGTTTTTGATGAAATTATCTTAACTGGCGGTGCTACCACATGGGATTTTGCCGAAGAAGTGGTCAATAGATATGGTGTTGAGAGAAGAATTATAACTTGTCCTGACCCTACGGGCGGTGCTCGAAAAACAAGTGGTGTTGGGCTTACGGATCATACAATTTTACGAAGAAGTGGCTTTACCGTGTCTAGTCCGAAGGCTCCTTGGAAGATTCGAGACAAAATTACTGCTGTAAATACAGCTTTATATGATGCAAATGGAGATCGAAGAACTTTTATACACCCTAGATGTAAAGAATTGATAAAATCGCTTAGAACTTTAACTTATGCACCAAATACAGGTTTACCAAATAAAAATTTAGGAGTTGACCACGCATTTGACGCTTTCGGTTATCTTTGTTTACAGCAATTTAACTTGGCAAAACCAGAGACACTCGGTCAAACTTCGTTTAGAATATACTAAGAACAACCTAATTCTTATCATGCCTTATCACACTGGAATGAAGAAAAAGAAGAAAAAAAAGAAGGGAGCAAAGAAAAGATGCAGTTGTGGTGGTAAATAATGGGCAAACTATGTGCAAGAGGCATAGCTGCTGCCAAACGTAAGTACAAAGTGTATCCATCTGCTTATGCAAATGGGTATGCAGTTCAGGTATGTAAAGGTACAAAACCTGACGCATCGGGCAAAAAAAAGACCGCTTCTGGTTATACCAAAGGAAAACGGAAAACTACGAGGAAAAAACGTGGCAAGTAGTGGTCTTAAGCGTTGGTTTAAGGAAAAATGGGTTGATGTAAAGACAGGAAAGCCTTGTGGACGGAGAAAAGGTGAAAAAAGAGGCTATCCAGCTTGCAGACCAAGTAAACGTGTATCAAGTAAGACACCTAAGACAGCTTCAGAGATGTCAAGTGCTGAAAAAGCAAGATTTAAGAGAGAAAAAACAGGTAGTAAAAAGATAACTTATCAACATAGACGAAAAAAGAAGAAAAAATAACTGTGAAAAACGCAGTTTCAAGGTAAGATAGTCGTATAAGTAAATTTTTCTTAAAATCATGGCATTTTTTCGTGGTGAAGAAGGCTCTGTTCAGTTTGACAATGGAACTGGATCAGTAGGAACTATAGCTTCAACAACAGCTTGGACATTAGACGTCACAAAAGACACACTAGAATGTACTGCTCATGGAGATACATCAAGAAAGTATGTTGGATCTTTAGTTTCTGGAACTGGTACAGTTGATCTTCTTTATACAGCAACATCTGGAGATGATACTGCTGAAATTATTAATGATATTTTAACTGCTGAAGATAGTGGTGACGCTGCATTTAATCTTTTCTTAGATACATCAGGTAGTAAAAAACTAAGTTTTAACGGAATTATTACAGGTACTTCATTTAGTTCTACTGTTGGTGACATTTCAACTGTATCTGTTAGTTTCCAAACTAATGGTGCTATTACTTCTGCTGTCTAATGCCTAAGAAATCTTATTCAGCGAAGCAACGTAAACTCGCTGCTGTTGCACCACCACGGGATAAGATTACTGGTGCTGATTTTAAAAAGTTAAAGTCTAAGAAAAAGAGGAAGAAAAAATGAAAACCCTAACTCAAAGACAACAAGATGCTTTAGATAGGCATAAGAAGAAGGGTACTCATACTAGAAAGCACATGGAAGAGATGCGAAAGCTGATGTTAAAAGGTAAAACTTTTACCGAAGCTCATAACTTAACGATGAAAAAGGTAGGTAAATAATGAAAAAGAAACGTAAACAAGTTAGTTTAACAATAAAAGGAGGAGAGAAGTCTAAATCAGGTGGCTTAACTGCTAAAGGTAGGCGTAAATATAACAAAGCAACTGGAAGTAATTTAAAAGCACCACAGCCAGAAGGAGGCCCAAGAAAAAGATCTTTTTGTGCAAGAATGAGAGGCATGAAAAAGAAGCTAACATCAAGAAAAACTGCTAATGATCCAAATAGCAGAATAAATAAAGCCTTACGCAAATGGAAGTGCTAACATGACTTACGCAATCCCAGGACCTATTAGAACTAACATCATATCTTCTACTTCTGTAGGAGGTGTAGATAGTCCGTTCACTCGTACAAGAGCAGTGTTGGACATGATGAAGAGCTGGGAAATAATGAAAGCAGTAAGTGAAGGCACAGATTATTTAAGAACTAATAGTGAAGCGTTTTTACCTCTCGAACCAAGAGAGGACTATGACGCTTATCTTGCGAGAGTAAATAGAGCAGTATTTAGTCCTTTTACGCAAAGATTAATAAGAGCAGCAACAGGTCTTGTATTAAGAAAACCAATTACATTAGACGGAGATCCTTATTGGACAGAGATGTTCAAGGCAGATGTTGACGGCTGTGGTTCGGATTTAGATGAATATGCACGAAGATTACTAATGTGTTCTCTTACTTATGGTCAAAGCCATATTCTTGTAGATTATCCTGCTCCATCGGGTGCTTTGACTCTTGCAGAAGAAAGACAACAAAATCGTAGACCATATTGGATTGAAGTAGATCCATTAAATATTTATGGGTGGAGATTAGATAGAGAATCAAATTATGGAAATCTAG